GGGTGGGGGTGTACGCCCGTCAGGCTACCAAGGGACGGGCACTGGTCATGTCCGTAGCATCGATTTTCCCCAATCCGAGCAGGGTTTTTGCGACACGTGGGGGTACTAACTTTTAAGTACTGGCACCCTAAAATTGACACGAAATTTGGTACAAAATTTGGTGCAATGCACGTGCATTTTTTTGGCACCCAGTGCATTGGTTTTGTGGTTGACCACGGTAAGCAGTTTTGTGGTTTGGTTGGCGGTGGTTTTTGCCGCACCGCATAGGTTGGGTTAGTGTGGTCTCCCTTGTGGTCGACCAGTGTTTTGCGGTTTGTCAGCCTGAGGGGCTGACCAACCGAACATGTCTTGAGACAGTTCTGTTCTTCCCCCCATCCCTACCCTTCCCCCCAAGTGTTACATATCTGTGAGTGTTTGTTCGACCACAGGGGGTGGGGGTTGTTTTGTAAGTACTGGCGCCTATTTTTGACGTGCAGTTTTTCCAGCTTTTTTTGCTGCTGGAGTGTTGGCTACAAACTGTTTGCCTTGTTTCGAGGCTGCAACCTTTTTCTTATTTGTAGCGGCCTTCTGACTTGGGGATAAATCCTTCCATGCCTTTTCTGGTAGATATCTTGTCGTACCAGACTTTCTAATAGCAGGCTTTCCATCTGATGTTGTCCACTTTTCTTTAGTCCATTTGGACAGGTTTGACTGGGCTTTGGTTTTGCTACCTGAGTACCCACCACCAGCGGCTTTGTACTTTTGAGCTACAAGTTGGGCTTTGCGTGCGGACCACTGTCCGGGCTTTCCGCCCTGTGAACCAGCCATAACACTGTTTTTAATCTTGTTTCTGAGTCCTGGTTTGGTGTAGTTGTTGCCGGCCATTATGAACCCTTAACCCATTTCTTGTTTTTTGGTTGGGCTGTCTTAGATGGGGACCATTTAACTTTGTCTGCCCAGTACGCAGCAGACATTGGCCCACGAGCAATGTTGCTGCGATGACGGGATTTGAACGCTTCACGCTGTCCAGCGGTCTGATTGGTCTTAACACCTTGTTGACCGAATCGAATTGTTTTGACTTGACCACCACTTTTAGCTACAACGATGTGTGATTTGGTTGGGTGTCCTGGAGTTGCTTTTGGTTTGTTGTAACCAGAAACACCTGCACGTGCGAGTCTTGGGTCTTTTTTGCTTGTTGCCATATAGTATTTACCTTTTGTTACCTGTAACGAATTGCCTTATTAGCAATGAAACATAATGAAGAACTAACGCTTACACAGCAACAACAGGTTTATGTTGAGTGGTTGTGCACCGCCCCAAGCGAGCGTTTGCCGGCCACAAAGAAGGCAATGGCATTAGAGCTTGGTGTTGATATTACAACACTACGTCGCTGGGAAAAGAAAGAAGTGTTTCGCAATGTCTGGAAGGACGCTGTGGACGAAGTACAAGGTTCGCCAGAGCGAACTCAGCGCTTGCTGGACACTCTGTACAGCAAAGCGCTTGACGGTGACACCAAATCTGCACAGTTGTATTTGCAGGCAACAAACCGTATGGCTCCGCCTACGGTAACGGTTCAGTCTAATAAGAAAGCAGCAGAACTTTCTGATGCTGAGTTGGATTCTTTAATCGCTGCGGTAGCGGAGCGAGAGAAGGCTCAACGTACACACTTGAAGGTATTGTGAACATGGTCGAATGCCCAGAGTGTGGCGAAGAGTATCCTCCTGTGGCAACACATTGGATTTGTCCAGCGTGTGGGATTGATGACAGGGCACAGCCAAAGATGGCGGTGTTTGAAGTGAGGGATTATGGCGACAACTAACGATGCGATGTTTAGCGCTCTTTCGGTAGCGTATCCGTCGACCGGTCAGACCCTTGGTGACTTGCTGTATGCGTTCTGGTCTGAGAAGGGTTTGCAGTATCGTGGAACTTTGGAGTATGAGTTCTATGTAGCGAACGGTGCTACGGGCACAACTTTGGGTGATTTGGCAAACGATTACTTTTCACGGGTTTACCCGTTGGAGTTTGACATACAGAACTTTGATTTCTCTGACCCTGATGAATGGTTGGAGTTATTTGTATTTAACCGTGTTGATACGGTTGAACAAGATATTTTTATTGGTTAGGTAACGATTTAGGAGAACATATATGGCAACTTTCACAAAACTCGCACTTCAACCAGCAGGCACGACGGGCACAGGTCTTGGTATCAAGGTCGCTGCTACGGCAACTGCTGGTACCGCTGTTCACACAGCATCATCAACCGCAACAACCATTGATGAAATCTGGTTGTATGCAGTTAACTCTTCTGCTTCAGATGTGAAGTTGACAATTGAGTGGGGTGAAGCAACTGCACCAGATGGCAACATCGAATACACAGTTAAGGCTGAGAACGGTCTGTACTTGATTGCTCCGGGTCTTTTGTTGCAGGGCAACGCAACTGCTAAGGTTGTTCGTGCGTTTGCTGCAACCGCAAACGTCATTGTGATTCACGGGTACGTTAACCGCATCACAGCGTAAGGTCATCTTAGATGCCTTCCTTCATTAGAAACACATCAGGTGGTAAAGCCATCAGCGGTGGAGCGTTGGCTCCACGCTCACGGCGTGCTAGCACTGCACAGGTGTCGGCCTACTGGTCTGGTGGTAGCGGAAACCCAACATCAACAGTTGACTACCTTGTAGTAGCAGGTGGCGGCGGAGGTGGCGGCGGTAACAACCTTGGACCTTGGTATGGCGGTGGAGGCGGTGGTGGTGGTTTTAGGTCATCAACCGCATTTGCTGTTTCAGCAGGTTCTGCAATAACACTAACTGTTGGTGGTGGTGGTGCTGGTGGTGCAAACAATGCTGGTGGAAACGGTGGAGTTACTGGAAGCAACTCTGTGTTTTCAACTTTGACATCTAATGGTGGTAGTGGTGGCGGTGGTGCAGGTGAATACCCCGGAAATACTGCTGGAGGTGGTTCATCTGGTTCACCAACTTCTAATGGTGGTGGTGCTGCAACTGGAAACAACCAAGCAGGCGGCGGTGGTGGTTCTAGTGCTGGTGGTGCAAACGGAGACAGTACAAACAATATTGGTGGTGCTGGTGGTGCTGGAAGCACAAACTCTTATAGTGGTAGTTCACTATCTTACGCTGGTGGAGGCAGCGGTGCTGGATTTAACGGTGGTGGTAGTGGTGGTTCTGGTGTGGGTGGAACTGGTGGAAGTTATTTTGGCGGAGCATCTGGAGCAACTGCAAACCGTGGTGGTGGTGGCGGTGGAGGCGGAAATAGTCCTCCCGGTTCCAATGGTGCATCTGGAATAGTAATTATTCGTTATCCAGATTCATTTGATAATCTAACTGCTATTGATGCTGGTTTAACAAAAACTGGTGGTGGATTAACACCAACAACAACAACTGGTGGTTACAAGATTTACGAGTTTACTGCTGGAACTGGAACGGTAACTTTCTGATGGCTCATTACGCATTTCTTGACGATAACAACATTGTTACAGAAGTAATTGTTGGCAAAGATGAAAATGAATTGCTCAATGGTTTAACCCCTGAACAATGGTATGCAAACTTCCGTGGGCAGCGTTGCGTTCGTACTTCGTATAACAACAACATCAGAAAACAATATGCTGGTATTGGATACACATACAATGAAGAAGCAGATGTGTTTGTTCGCCCACAGCCTTATCCATCTTGGTCTTTAGATAGCGACCATGATTGGCAACCGCCAGTTCCTGCACCAGAAGGTCTTGTTTACTGGGATGAGGAATCATTGTCGTGGATGCCATGGCTTCCAATTCCAGACGCTGGATAATTTTTGTTCCAGTAGCCTTATTGGCATTGTGGTCTACTGTCGCAAAAGCAGACGGACTTGGAGATTGGACAACATCTCAGTCTTGTGTCAACTCAGGTTCTGTTGAGGTTGTAGAAGACTCGATTCTGATTACTGGTCCAAATTATGGTGGTTGTTCTGGTGCAACGCATTGGACAAAGATTGAGACCACAATCCCTGAAGGGGTTGATACTGTTTCGTTTGATTGGTCTTACTGGACTACTGATGGCTGGGTCTACGACCCGCCACAATATGGCATTAACGGTGCGTACACATTACTGGCACGGCAGAACACGGCATCAGGGTCTTTGACTGTGCCCGTAGTTGCTGGGGATATATTTACATTTAGGCAATATTCAATTGACACGTGTTGCGGACCGGGTCACTTACAGATAAGTAATCTTTCACTATGGGAATTTACA